CTTTAGAGCCTCCAGCCTGCGGTGTCAGATACGCCGCTGTGCGCGCCCATCAGGGCGTGTGTGTTCAATCCATCTCTGCCAAAGAGGAGTCCGGACGATGCCCATACGCTCGAACCATCAGGTGACTCTTAGAGCCACCGGTTCGGTAAGGACATCAATCTTTTCCTCGTGGTCTAATTACAACTACGAGGGATACACCGACTTTGAACAGTGGACCCAGTCTCATCCGGGTCCGCCCTACAAGTTCGGTGGTCCGTGGTACATGACGAGAACGTGGGACTATGGAAACAATATCCAAGCCTCCACCAACCTCATCAATGGATCCCTTGTTTTGGGATCTAGGAGTCAAGCCTTTGTAGACTTGACGCCTATACCAGAGCTTAGCGAGTCAGAGGAAACGGCCATTGGCACGAAACTCTGGAATGCTGCTAAGCCCGACTCACCCGCCGTCGATTTACCCACAGCTCTAGCAGAGCTGTATCGCGACGGGCTACCGTCCGCCCCAGGTTGGGAAACCTGGCGCGAGTCCACGCGTTCTGCAAAGAACGCAGGGAGCGAATACCTGAATGTTGAATTCGGGTGGCGCCCTCTGGTCTCCGACATTCGCAAGTTCGCCCATGCAGTCCGCAACGGTCACAAAATCGTTGAGGGCTACAGGAAGAGCGCGAATCGTGGGATTCCGCGGACAAGGTCTCTCCCCCCCGTGCGCAATAGCAAGCCTTACGTTGGAAGTTTTGTAGTTCTTCCTTCGCAGGCCAACGTTTTTGCCACTGGTGGGGGCTCCATGTCGACCGTCGAACAGAGAGTTAAGTTCGTCGGCCATTTCAAGTACTTCATGCCGGTTGGGGATGATCTCCTCAGCCGCATGTACCGGTACTACAAATACGCCAACAAACTGCTTGGCGTCCGGCTTACGCCGGATGTAGTCTGGAACTTGACACCATGGAGTTGGGCAGTCGACTGGTTCGTCGATGTTGGCACTGTTCTTGAGAACGTGTCTAGCATGGGACCAGACGGGGTGGCTGCTTTCGACGCTTGGCTCATGCATAGTTCCCGGAAGGAAACTATGAGCAATGGCGTCGTGAACAGCAAAGGCATCTCCGGTTCTCTCGTCCGTGTGAACGGGTGGGAGTACAAACGCCGGAGAAAGGCCACACCATTTGGGTTCGGTCTGAGTTCTATCCAGGATTTCACTCCTAAACAGTACTCGATCGCCCTCGCCTTGGGACTCTCCCGGGGCGGCATGGGAACGCTTCAAGCTCGTTAAAACGGCTTGAACACCCTCTACCACCACAACCACAACTGAATACAGTCATGGAAAGAGGTCATCATGGCACTGTCCGATCCTCAGTCAGTCACTATCAATGCAGTCGCGAACACGCTTCCGCGGGTTGCTACTGGCCTGAACCAGAGCGAGTACAAGAAGGATGATGGAAACGTCATCCTCTCGATCTCGCACCAGTACGGCCGTCGCAACCGGCGAGCTGTCCGGCTGCAGCACAAGAAGATCGCTGCTGACCCGCTTACCGCGGGCGTCAACGTTGAGGCGAGTGTTTCGTTCACTCTTGTGATCGACACTCCCAAGGTTGGTTTCTACACCAACACTGAACTCAAGCAGATTGCGGATGGCTTCCTTGCCTACCTCACTGCATCTTCTGGTGCGAAGATCACCAATGTCCTCGGCGGCGAGTCCTGAGCAGAGGCCCGGCAAGCGCAGGGGGCGGAAAAATCTTCCGCCTCCTCTGCCTGTTTGGGCTGTTGTTCTTGGAACCGTTTTCGCTTTGGATCATCTTTCCTTGGAAGGCCCACTAAGGGTTCTTCTCAAGGTGTGATCTCAGTGCATCTGATGGATTGGGCCTTGTCAGGACAGGATTGACGACCACCAAGAAAGGGGTGGCATCATGAAAAGCCTGCAAAGCCTCGCACGCATCATGCTCATGGATTTGGGCATGATGTGCAGCGTTGACACCGCTCGTGATATTAAAACTATCACGAGTCGAGTCAAAGATGAGGGTGATTCGTTTTTGACGATCACCTTGCCGTCCTTTGCAAAAGATTTCGACAGAAGTCTTGCGCAGGGGGCAGTAGCTGACGACCAGTTCGCCGGTTTCCGGCGGAATGGCGGTCTCCCCGCATTTCTGCGAGGTTTCCTTCAGCTTGTCTTTGACTCTCGGAGTGGGATCCTGCTGGGTGAACCTAGCGTGGAAGCCATCTTCGCGGTACGCCAATTCACTATGGCGTTCGGCAAGATTTTCGACCTCCCGACACCTCGTCGGCAGAGAGATGCCATGCGTCAGTTCATCCAGACAGAACAGGAAGTGACAGCACATGTCCAAGGAATCACTGGTACTACGTCGGTACACAACTCACGGTCTTGCGACTGTGGGGTCGTGCCCGATCGAGATTCACGTCGAGGGACCCTCGGTAACGAGGGAGACTCTCGACGGCACTCTCTATATGAGAGCCAATGCTCGTGGGTGCCAGTGGAGGACTGCAAGTTGAAGGTCACGCATTGGGACAACGGTGTGGTGAATATCACACCAGCCCTTCGCGCGACCTCTTGCACGAACTGCTCCCATCTTGGGCGGCAGTCAGAGTGCTGCTGTACGCTGGTACTTGCGGCCCCATTGACAGTAGTCATTACTGGCAACGGAGTTTTGAGTACCTCACGCCTCAGCACGGCCCAGGCGCTACAGCTGATCGAAGAGTCGGTAATGGAAAATACCTTCTCGACGTTTGGCCTGCGCGGCTGGAGGAGGAGTTCCCATTCTTAGAATGGGCCCTTCCCCGGTGGTCATTGTATGACCTCCTGGACCGTGTCACCTTTCCGACCCCGGAACAAGAGACGCCCGTCAGGGTTATCTCTGTTCCTAAAACGAGAAAGACACCTCGCATCATTGCGATTGAGCCTACTGCGATGCAATACATCCAGCAGGCCCTCTCACGTGGCTTGGTCAGTGGTCTCGAGAGTGATCCTCTCGTGTCACCGATGATCGGCTTCGAGGACCAAGAGCCTAACCGGCTCATGGCCCAGAAGGGCTCCCTTGATGGGAGCTTGGCTACGCTAGATCTTAGCGAAGCCTCCGACCGTGTCTCTCTTCTGCATGTAGAGCGTATGCTCGCTCCCTGGCCGTCCCTTCTCAGGGCGGTCAAAGCTTGCAGAAGCTTCAAGGCAGACGTTCCTGGGCAGGGTGTTTACACCTTGTCCAAGTTCGCGTCGATGGGGTCGGCTCTGACCTTTCCCGTCGAGGCCATGCTCTTTCTGAGTGTGGTCCTGGCGGCGATTGCGTCAGAGTCTGGATCTCGCCCCACCGTGGAGTTCATTAAATCACTCCACGGCAAGGTGCGCGTGTACGGAGACGATATCATCGTTCCTGCACAATACGCTGTGTCCGTGTCAGCTGCCTTAGAGGCTTTTGGCCTCAAGGTTAACCGCGGCAAGTCTTTCTGGACTGGCTTGTTCAGAGAGTCTTGTGGTGGGGACTTCTATCATGGCGTGAACGTAACACCTGTTCGCGTCAGAAAGAAGTTTCCCCGCACACGGAAGGACGCAGAGGAAGTTGCTTCTCTGGTTTCCTTGCGGAACCAGTTTTATGAAGCAGGCCTGTGGGAAACCGCACGCTGGTTGGACTCTGAGATAATGAGGATTCTTCCCCACTATCCCGTTGTCTCACCAACCGCTTCTCTGCTGGGCCGGGTAAGTATCTCGTTCGAGCCAATGGCCGAGCGCATCTGCCCCGAAACTCAACGCCCCCTGGTTAGGGGCTTTGAGCAAGTGAGTAAGCCTCCAGCAAACGAGCTGGATGATTACTACGCCTTGTTGAAGTGGTTCTTACACAGAGACCGTTCCCCACAAGGGGACCCTCTAGGTGAGGATCACCTTCTGCGTTCTGGTCGTCCGAAGTCGACCCACCTAAAACTTCGGTGGC